AGTTTGAACGAACCAGCGGAGAGGTACAGAAGGTCCTCCTTTACGTCCGCGTCGTTGCGAATGTTTTCAATCGCATCGGCGGACAGCATGACTTGGAAAAACTCCCCATCCTTGCTGGCAAAAGGATCTGCCAGCATTTCTTCCCGCAGGAAGGTTCCGATTTTGTAAAGGACTTTGAAGTTCAACGGAGAATCAGGCAACACTGGATCAAACTGTGTGTTGATCGCCTGCATATCTCCGTTCAAATTTTGCGTAAAGGAACGAGTCGAGTCGCAAACGTATTTAACTCCGGACTGGATCAGGTACTGATACCGGATGTCGGCGTTAATGATCTGGAGAATGGTTTTCTCAAGAGAAACCTGCGCTTGCAGGTAGGACCCCTTGAATGCAGTGCGAGCCTGCTTGACGCAGACGCGAGGGCCAGCTCCGCGCAGGGTCTGAAGCTGGAAGCTGTACTCGGTCGAACCAACTGTATCGGCAGTCGCCCCAGTACCGCAAAGCCCGGTGTCGTTCTGGAACAACGGAGCCGCGAGCGCACCGTATCCGGAGACGCCAGCGTTTGCAGGCACTGCCATTTCTTCTACTACGCTTCGGACAACGTCGGAGACATTGGGCAGAGTGCCGCCATCAATAGAATTGATGTACGGGCTTTTACGAGCAAGCACCTTGCCGATTTGGCCGATGATGCGGTTTACGTCCTTAGACGCGAAGTTCTGAATTGCAGAGAGCGATAGACAATCTCCAGCCATAATTTTTAGTGGGTTCCCTCAGAATCCTCTGACCCACACGGGCAGCGGAAACCAAGGATGTGCGGCATCCAAAACTATGGATGCGACACGAAAGTTTGGTTGATCCGCTCCCGGCACGCTGGAGCTTGTTATTTCGGCCTGAACCCCAGATTTTTTGACCTCTGGAAGGTCGCCACCATACGGAGGTGGTACGCCGAGTTGATTTCGTAGCTAGTACAAATATCGACCTAGGTCAACATCAAATTTCAATAGGATTTATACCCGACGTGAAAGGTCGGAATGGATAGATCGATATGTGGTTGGTGACCCGCTTTTTTTGCTCGATAACAAAACGAGACATCTTCCCCTCTTCCGTTTCCGAACGGTTGGAAGTAGTCCCAAGGCTCGCCGGGTTGAATTGGAGCAAGCTCAGGGTTTGTTTCGCGGATTGCGTCGAACACAGAACGATGCACGAGAAGACATCCAGTCCCGATCCAATCGACTGGCTCGACACGCTCCTCATAAGCTCTCGCCGCTCGCTCTAGCCTCTGGTCCGAACACATCAACTTCCCGCCTTCCTGCCTACCGAAATACGCGCATCCAACAAGCGTCTTCCCGGTGCCTAGCAACCTTTGAAGGACGTGTTTCGACAATGCTTTGTCCGGTAGTTTTCGCGCAGCTTCAACCCAGTATTTCATCCACATCGGCCTTCCGATTGACGGGATGATGTCGTCATCCATCATCAGCAGCCATTTTGCATCTGTTTGCAAAAAGGCATCCGCGATTTTATTTCGGGAGTGATACACCATCGCATCTCCGATGATCATATCGAACCTAATTTTGTCGCGACCGAAGTCCAATGCCATTGCGACATTGACGGCAGCGGTTACAGGGTTTGTCGTTTTGTACCAAGGCCACCCAACAAAAACGTCACGTCCGGCAAACTCACAGCGATACGAAGGAAGCCCTTCTTCGCTGCGAGACTCGTAAACGGTCGCTGGCGCGATTTGGCTCCTGTCTACCGGATCAACTGGCAAAGCCTCTTGTAGGGGCTTTTTTGGCTCAGGCAGGGGCACGTTTTCGACCTCCACACGCTCAACTACAGGCTGCTCAGGCGTTTTTGGCTGAGCTTGCTTCTGTGCCTGCCCTCCCCTTGCCGGAGGTTTGATTTTCGTTTGAAACGGATTGGAAGATTCTAACGCATTAATGGTGATGCGCTCTGCCCCTGAAATTTTCTGTTCGCTCATTCAAGTGCCTCGTCAATCCCCAAATCGATTGCCTGTTCCGACGACATTTTCAGTCTGTCGTTGAGGTTGTTTGCTTTGATGCTGGATTGCGTTGTTACGGTCTGGCGCGGAACCCGGGAAGCGCCTTTGAGTTTTGCATTTTCGTCTGTGGCTCGCTTTAGCTGCGTCTGTAAATCTTCGCGCATTTTTTGTTCTGCCCGGAGCTGCTCCGTCAGGACGTGTGAAAACACTGCCGCCGCCGCAATGCTGGCTCGCTCCTGAGCCGTTTTCGGCCACAGCGCACTGTTGAATTTCGCATCCAAGCTCTGAACCATTTCGTTGTGCGCCCGGATCTCCTCTTGCTGTCCCTGAGTTGCGTTCGCAGAAGCCTGCTTGTACCTAGCCCACGGAATATCCTTGGTGAGCGTTTCGATGTGTTCTCGCACCGATTTGGTTTCGTTATCGTACCAATTTTTCGACGCATTCTCACGCTCCAGCATGATCTGCTCAGCGTTTTCTGCCGCGTGAGCGATTTCAGCATCCTGCCGCTCCTTTAGATCCGTGATGTCGATCAGGCCGCGTTTGAGTCGCTCCGCATCTGTCAGCGGAAGCCGTTTCAGCGCATTCTCCTGCCACCACTTATCCGAAACTTTGTCCGGTCCACCGACATCCTCAATCGATTTGATTACCTCGTCCGACGCTCCGTGTTTCTTGAGGATCGAGTAAACGCTCTCCTTTGCTTTCGATATTGTTTCAGTGTACTTCGACCTAAACTCAGGATCGTTCTTGATGTCGAAAATCGCACGAAACTTCCGCAACTCCTCGTAATCTGACGGTGCCTCCGGTGGGCGCGATTCAGCCTCTGCAAGACGTTGGCGAAGGATTTCAGCTTCTTGAGCCTGCTGCTTGTAGAGGCTTGCAGTCTCTTGCAACTTCCTCCAGTTGCTCTGGTTTTTTCCGAAAGATTTCGAGGCTGCTCGATTGCCAGAATCTCCGGGTCGATCTCCATTTCAGGAGTCGTCTCAACCGGAGCTTGCGGCTCCCGCTCAGGCTTAGCAGGCTCCTGCTTTTGCTCAACCGGAAGAACTGGATCTTGATTTTCTTCTCCTGATTCAGTCAATTCCACCTCATCCAACAGCCTGTCGATGCTGTCGAGCGTCTCGTCTGAGATAGGGTCAGCGTTCAGTTTCTCGGCACCACCATCGATTGAAGCAACCGACGATTCTGGCACCACGTTGTCATCTAGTTCATCTAATTCATCCATAAATTACATCTGCTGGAACGATGCGGACGAGGCATCGTTATCGTCTTTTTCGTCCAAAATTATCTCGTCGAGCTTTCTGAGTATAAACTCCACGCCTTCCTTGTACTTCGCTTCCAGCGCAACTTCTTCAATGGTCTTGCCTTTTGTAAGCGGAACGAAAGTTCGCAAAAACAAACGCAGCTTTCCGTTGGATTTTGAGTCGTATTCTCGGAACCTTGCTGAATCAGATTCATTCCATTTCATGTTTGTTTATCAACCTGCCGTAACCGGGCGCGGAGGGTTCGCAATCGTCGAAACAACCTGCCCCTGACCTTTGTTTTGAACCTCAAACTGCTCCTGAAGCATCTTCTGCTTCGCAACAGATGTTGAAGGAATACCGCCAACTCCTTCTCCTCCGGTCGCGCCTACGGCTGGCATGATGTCCGGCGGGGGCGGCGTAGCCATACCCGAAGTGATGTGCGCGATGGCTTCCTTGTAAGCCTGCTTGTACTTCGCGATCATCGCAGCGTCAGCTCCCTTCGCCTCCGCAGCTCCGATGTGTTCTGCAAAATGTTTCATCGCGGAGGTGAGCGGCTGCACCATCTCCGGCGGCAAAACTCCGGCTGGCGCATTCGCGATGACAGGCATGAGCTTCATCGCCATCGTATCGAGGTGGATCGGATCGTTGTCTCGCGGAGAGACAGGCACGTCCTGTCCGGCGATGATTGCCTGCAATTCCAGCACCTGCTGTCGCGTCGCCTCGATTGCAATTGCCTCGACCTGATCCTTTGGAAGAATTACAGAATTCGCGATGGTCGTTCCAACTTTTCGGGACCAATCCAGCTTGATGAGTTCGTCCTGATTGATGTTTGGGTTGCCGAAGTACCGCTGAATCAGCGTGTCCAGAACGATGTTGTCCTGCGGTGTGGTGTCGCGCAAAAGCTCCGACGCTGGAGAGTAAGCCATCAAGAGGATGTCTGCCGGAGGGATGTTCTTTTCGATCATCTCAAGACAGCACTGGATTGCGTCTTCGTCCAGATGCGTTGGAACCTCGAAAGGAACTAGGAATGGAGGAAGATCCATCGAACTCCTTTCAAACGACTCCACGATCTCCCTACGCGCCCATACGGCTCCGGCCTGAGTTTTCCGGGCAATATCCAATTGCAATTTCAGGTCCGCAGCAGCCTTGAGATGCTCTGGATGGCAGATTCCTCTCTGCATTCGCTCCACCGACTGCGAGAACTGCCTCTGGAAGCGCATTAGGATGCCTTCCTTGAGTTGATTCTCGATGGCTGCGACACGATTGATCTCCGAAGCCGTTTTTGCACTCCCGGCAGTCAAAGGCGCAGTCGGCAAGAATGTCCCGACCTGAATTTCAGCGAGACCTGAAACGAACTGATCGAGCCGCAGGAAATCACCTACATCAGCCGGGAGACTTTGCGGGACTACCTCGTACCCTTCAGCCACGAACGCCACCGGGTGGTGAACAGTCAATGGAGCTGCCCCGACCTTCGCATTCGGAGTCTTCTTCAGAAGCAGAAGCCCTTTGATGTATGAGTTATCGATTACAAGGTTGCGCGCCTTATCGACTGCGATGTGCGTGTTGTACAGGTCTCGTCCTGCTCCACGCGAGGACATCAGCCCTCCGCTTCCGACCTCGATGGAGAACAGTGCGAGCGTTTCCGACATCGCGTTGTATCGATCAACCTGCGTGCAGATTTCGTCGCCAGATTTATCGTCGAACAGGTATCGGCTGATCTTGCCGTGCGGCTCGCGCACAAGGATCTCCCCCAGTTCAACATATCTTGCGTCGTTTTCATACGAGGCTCCGTAACTGCCTTCGCGCAGCCAATCCTCGTACCTGCGAGCATCCTCGTCAGCGTCCAACGTGCGTCCGGCAGGGATTGCGTTGTTGATCGCTTTGACAAGGTTGTTGATGTGCCACCCGGCTGCGGCAGACAGTTCCGGGTCTTCAAGGAACGGCAAAAGCTCTGCGATTTGATAACGACGTTTGCGCCCCCAAATCGGCGTCTGATCGGCCTGCTGCGGAGTTTCAATTGAGAAGAAAGTGTAATCCTGCCTTAGGAACTCCGGCTTCCAGTCACGCAAGTCGTCCCAGCACAGACCGCAGAATCCGAACACGACATTTTCGTGGACTACCTGAGCCACCAAATCGTCGAACCCTTTCCACGACCTGATGCATTTCGTGATGGCTTCCCGAAAGACCTTCGTCTTGTGTTCAGCGTCGATTGAATCGACAGGGTACATCGCGTAGGACAGAGTCTGCGCCATCTCCACAACCTGCTTGAACGGTGGTTGAATTCGCGAACACATCATCGACAGGAACCCGGTCGGACGATTGCTCCGCCAGTTCTGACCCATCGATTCCAACTTTTTGGGCGCGTAGGGAGGCTCAAGGTTGAGCTTCTTCTGGATCAACTGGTTCTTCCGGTTCCGCTCGACGTTCTGCTGTTTTAAACGCCTGTACGCACTGTGCGCCTGCCTCGCGTCTTTAAACGTCCTGCGGACCTGCAACGTGTCCGGGTTGACGGTCTCTGTGTTTCCTTGATCTGGATCGACGACGTCGAGGTTCAGAATCCGGGCCTTGTCGTGATCGCTGGCAATGCGTGCAGCTTTGTTAGCATACGCATCAGTAATCGACGGAGGAAGAGGCTTTACGTCAGACATAAAGTTCAAATGTTTAACCAACAGTTCTCTGGTAGCCCGCTTGCCTTTATGTGTTCATCTCGATCCAAGAAAATCGCAGCCCGGTTGTCGTGACGCTGGATCAGGCATCCACCCAAAACCCGACTTGAATGCGTGTCACGTCCCTGTCGGACATTTGCAGTCAACCTGTTGGTTGCGGAGATGCAGGCAGAACATCCGCCTTGCCAGTTGTAGTTTTTCTCGCAATTGCGACACGTCTTCGCACGCTCTTCAGCTAACTCATCCGTAACGTAATTAACTGGCTTGCTCGATTGTAGGATGTTTTTGGCCCACGTTTGAATATCGTCCAGCAACTCCGACTGCATTGTTGGCTTGTTGACGCTAACAACTGTCACAGAGTCAACGCCGTGACAAAAATGAGGCCAATTCCCGCAAATGTATGCGGAAATGTCTCCCTCCACGTCTCCGATTGGTAAATGATTCTCAGCCCTGTAATGCTGAACAGCTTTTACAAGCTCGTCGTACGAGAATGAGTCGATACGCACATCTCCGTCGATGTAGTGCCAACCAGTCGGAGGAATTAGGCCAATGATAGGTTTTGCCACGGCTGGGTCGTAAATTATTTGAATGCCCAAAGCAAGTTAAGGATCGAACGAGTGGTGACATTTAGGACAGATCACCTTCTCTTTCGGCTGCGATTCTTTCTCTTCATCCGGCTCCGGAGGAGGATTAGGTGTGCCGATCAACTCCATCAACTGTTCGTCAGAAAATCCAAGGCAGTTGCCTCCGTAGCCCTTCTCCATCAACTCCTCTACCTCCACAGCGAGCATATCCCAGTTCCACGTCGCGTTCAGCCCAAGTTGATTGTCCACGATGACGTAGGCGCGTTTCTGCGTCTCCGATAGGTGTCCAAGCCTAATGCACGGCACGTCCTTTATCTTAAGCTTCCTCGCAGCCAGAACCCTTCCGTGCCCGGCAATGATGGTGCCGAAGTCGTCGATCAGCACAGGGTTGACGAATCCAAACTCCTGAATCGATGCAGCAATCTGCGCCACCTGTTCCTCGCTATGCTCACGCGAGTTTCGGCAGTATGGGATCAACTCATCGATGTTCAGAACCTCTACTGTTAAATCCTTCATGTTAAAAATGTCCGGGCTTTTATGATGTTACCCGGCGGGTGCTATGTTTAACTAGAGCGAAACAAGCTCCGCATCAATACCCTATTGTTGTGTTTGGTTGGCAGGCTTTTATGATGTTACCTGCCGGGCGTATGAAATAACCAGAGACACCCATTCTCCGCATCAATACCCAAATCCAAATTGGTTGCGGGAGTGGGATTTGAACCCACGATCTCATCGTTATGAGCGATGCGACTTAACCGCTTGTCCATCCCGCGTTTTAATTACTTCGTCCGAAACACGCGAACACCAGCGTGTACAACACCTTCAGCGTCCGTCCGGTCTTCCGTGCGAGCCGTGTAGTCAAAATCAGGATTCAGTTTCTTGTGCCGTGCAGCAGTGCCGCGTGCGCTATTGGCAACACTCTTCGGAACCCAAAAGCTCTGCCCAGCTTCCAGCTTGGCGACAGGGTACTTGCTCTGGCGCGGCCCCCTCCGGCCCTTCCGCTGACGCTCAGGGACACAGATGTTGGACTCGATCTCGATCCCGAACGCCTCGTCGATTACTTCTTCAGTTACTTGCATAATTAGTTGTGTTTGTTTGTTAGCTCTATCTCTACTCAGAGAAATCAATAAACTCCATAGATCCATCTATGACACTGCGCAACTCTTTTTCTCTGTGAACCTCTTTTTTAGGTTCATTCATAGTAGCTGTTGCCCCTCCCCGCTGCCTAAGTAGGAACACCATCAAACTTAATGAATCCAAAGCATCGGGAGATTTGCTGCGCGTGCGTTTGCAAAACTCACCTTTGCTCTCCACCCGCACCATTCCCTGTCCCTTCTGCTTATAGCGTCGCGCTGTAGCCTGACGAATCAACTCCTCGTTTCGGAACCCGGGTGCGATCTTCAGGTAGTCGAACTCAATGTATTTCGACAACCCAAAGATCAACTCTGTGACAACTCCGTTGTACAACTCAGACGCTTTCTGCGAATCGTCACCAAGGATGTGTGTGTCCGTCGCTGCCCAACTGTAGTTCACGCCCATCACCTCCTTCCCGAACAGAGTGCAGAGCGAGTCGTGGATGCCTGCACCGTTCCCAGTCCGATCCACGCACAACCACCCGGGCGAGATCCTCATCTCTTTGCAGAATCGCATGATCTCCTGCGTCTGCTCCAGCGTCGCACGCTTCGCAAACGGGATCTGGTTGTCGAGCTGCAATACCGTCCGGTGCTTTTTGAACGGGATGAACTTGCCTGACTGCGGTGTCCAGCCGTCAGACAGCCCAAAACGTCCGTAACTGCACAGCACCTGATCTACCCCTTCCAAAGCCAAATCGAACGCGGCTAGAGGCACTACCGGGCCTACAAACCGCACTGTGCCAATCGCATTGTCCATCATGCTTGGGCTGATGATGCCCATCGAGATCCCTTCCTCGGGGAACCACCCGCGAGCCATCGTCATCGCCTCTGCCGTCCTGCCTCGGCTCATGTACGACATGAAACCCTCATAAGTCTGCAACCCCGGGAACACGATGCGCCGCTCTACGACGTTCTCGCACCGGGCTGCATCCAGCCGCAGGACGTGATAGCCCAGCTTGCTCTCCCACTCGAAATCCTCCTCGCAGTCAACGCCGCCCCAGCCGTGGATCGGCTCGCACCGCTGCGCGTAATCCGAAGTCCTGTCGCGAGGGTTGCTGGCAGCGAAAATCTTGATGTGGCCGTGGAGAGTCTTGTCCGCAGTCGAGAGGATGTTGTTCACGCCTTCCCAGACGCCAACAGGAACCTCCTCCGCTTCGTCCAGAACGACGTGCGTCCGGCTCAGCCTGCCCCATTTGTGATGCGCCTGACCCGGCCGAGGTATCGGGTGGAATCCACGCAGCGTACCGTGACCGCTCTCTCCCTTTGGAATGGCGACGAGGTGAATGCCCTGCTTGCTGTCATCGGTGGTCTGAATGCTGCTCGCCTTGTCATCCTGATCGGTGAGCGGACGCACCAGCGCAGTGCGGTGGAACGTCTTGATGTTCGCAAAGATGTTCCGCTCAGCGTGTTCACGGGTTAGCGATACCACCTTGATCGAGGTGAATGCCGGGTCGCGCCACCAGTCGAGGTAGAACCAAGCCGCAGCCCCGAATGACTTGCCCATCGCCCCGGCTCCCTGAATCAGCAGCCTGTCATGCGCGAACAGGCACCTCCAAGTGTCCCGGGAGGATAGTGGTCGCCAGTCGTAGACATCCGGCCCCCATAGCAGGGTTGCAGAAGCCTCAAACTGATCTGCGTCGAGAAGCGACTGCGTCCACTGCCTGACGATTGACTCAGCCACCGGGATGGTGAGTTGGCTCAGGCCGGACGGTACAGAGCGCAGCACCTTGGTCAGGATGTAGTGCGCCGCGTAGAGGATGCCTGTCTCCTCGTCCCTGTCTGCCTCCCTGCGTGCCGCTGTGGCGTGTTGGAGGTACAGAGACTGCGTTGTCGTCTTGGGCGGTTTTACGGGCATCCTAGGAGCGTTTAGAGGTGGGTGGATTACTGCGTCCGAAGATGGTTTTGCGCCGGATATCCTCTGGAAGTCCTTGGACGAATATCCTGAGCCGGGCGCTGTAGTCTCCACCCAGCTCCCCGAACATGATGCCGACATCCCCTCCCTGAGACGCGATGTCCTTAGCGTGCTGGAGCTTCTCTTCCATCGTCTTGAGGTGAGCCGGGAATGCACTGACCCTGTCGGGACTGTAGATGGCAGGCTTAGCGGACGGGTGCGCTGCGGCTGATGCCGTTGCCGTTGCCGATGCCGTTGCCGATGCTGGGGCCGGATATCGTTCAGGGGCGGATGATGAAACGTGCCGGAACAGCTCGACAGGGATGTGGACTACAGGCTCCTCGTCCTGATTGTCGCCCCGGTCAGTCCTTCCTCCGGGTGCAATGCGAGGAGGGTTGGTCAACTTTGTCAGCTCGACCCACCTGATATCCTTCCCTGAGTCCCAGCCGTACAGCAGGATCAGCTTGCAGCCTGTACGCTCTGCCAGCGTGATAGCCTCTGCCCACTTGGCCGCGCCCAGAATGGCAGTCGGATACCTGTCCGCCGGGTTGGAGCGGATCTTAACCTCACCGAAAGCTGTGACCTCGTCCAAGCCGCCATCGCCCTCCCTGACGACTGCAAAATCGACCGGGTATCTCGGTGGCAGTTCGACCGTATCGAGGCCGTACCGGGCTGCAAACGCCGCCACAGCAGCCCTCTCGCGTTCCTTGTCCTCCGGAGTCTCGTAAATCGCCCTCATACGTCCTCCCGGTTGCTCAGAACGACTGCAATCAGGACGACTGCAATCAGCCATCCTATGGTAAGTACCGTGTTCATTTTCCTGTGTTTTCTGTGCATTGCATAAGTCTCTCTGTATCAGTCACTTACACCATAACATCGCACAATACACGTCATATTAAGTGCGTATGATCCTTGTTGTCACCACCCTTGCTCTTTAGAGTTCCATCCCTCTGTATCGCTCTCCTGTACAGCGTCTCCTGTTGCTGTCTGTTGTTCAACAGGTTCGTCAATGACTCCCTTTAAATCAGCCAGTTGTGGCCCCTTGCGGTCGATTTGAGCGGACTCGTATGTCGAGAGATCCACCAACTCAGCCTCAAGCGTGGGCGGCAACGCCTTGTCCCGCTGAATCGTGCCAAAGTCCAGCTTGAGCGTCGGCCCAACCTCCAACTGAACCTGTTCAGGCGCGAACTCCCCGGCGATCTGGGCGTCCATCTCAAGCGCGGCAAGCCTATCAAAGGTGGCTTCCAGCTTCCCCCCGGGTCTTCTCGTAACCTTTGTCGGGATCTCGCCCCTTGCCATCCTCCGAAGCAGGTCACGCTTCTCTCCAATGAGCATCGCAAACTGCTGGTCCACGATCTCACGCAGCTCAGCTACCCTTTGCCGGACATCCATCCTCGCATACCACTTGCAACCTCCGGTTTTCGCTGACTGCGTATCCGGGTTGCAGGCTTTGAAAGCGTCGGCTTGCGTCATGCCCTGAGAAATGAGTCGGGCGAAGCGTTCGTGGAGAGTGTTTTTGAGCGATGGCATAGCGGAATCGGCGTTGGATCAGTGCTGCGCGGAAAGGGTCGGCTTCCTCCTCCTCTGAGCTTGTCTACCCCCTGTTTTCCATTAACAAACCTATTAATTTGATGTATAACAGCATTTGAGGCTTGACGTGTTGACTGAAAACCCCCTTCTTTAAGAAATTAACCCCGTTATTGAGGAACTTACTAAGTGGAGAAGTGGAGTCAGTGGTTGATTTGCTTAGGTTATTAAGCGGGTTGCAGATTTGAATAATGCTTAAGGGATGGTTGCCGTGGGAGATTAAAGGCAGGTTGCAGGTGATTTTTGGTCTTGAGTGAATGCTGTGTTTTGGGCGTTTTGCTTGGAGGTTTCGGAGTGGTAAGTTTGATGTGATACGACGCTGTAATAATGGAAATCCGTCAACGGTTATTTGGTGGAGTGGCATTTCTTGAGTTGGTATCTAAGCCGTGAGTTCTCTTTGCGAACTTTATCAAGTTCCAGTTTAATGCCGTTGGCGTAGTGAGTTATCGCCCACATACGCTCCTTGGTCATGCTCAACTCCGCTGCCGCTTGGTTCATAAGTGCATCTGTTTCGCACTCATCCACACGCGACATCTCCCCGCAATCTCCCGACCATCGTTTTTGGGATTGTACACACCCATTACGGAGGTTTTGGATAAGTTCATCTATGTAGCTCATTCCCGGTCCTTCGTGACGGCTTCTAGCTCGGCGCGGAGTTGTGCGTAAACCTCGAACTTCACCCAATCGCCTTCCGGGTCTTCTATCATCAAGCCATTAGCCCAATTCTCTCCGCCTTCGCAATCGCTTCTGTATCGTTGTACTCGTAGCGCGTCGCTCATAATTGTTCTGTTTGTTTGAATTCATTCATCTCTACCATCCAGTACGTCAATGCAGTTCGCATTCCGATAGTGTGCGGATCGTGCGGAATCCTGAAGTCGGCCAGCACCTCTTTGATCCACCGTTCCCAGTCCTCATCGCTGCGTTTGTAATAATCCCTCTCTCGCTCCAGTTTGCGGGCAAACTCGGAAGCAACCCAGTACTCACACTGTGCGTCATAATCAAATGATGCTTCGTCTGCTTCAGGCGTGTCTGCGCTCATTCCGCCTCCCTTGGACAGTAATCAACCGCTTCAATCAATGCCATCGCACGCTGTCTTGCGGTGGCTTGCCATAGGTATTTTGTGCAAATAGTCGCATCCCACATTCTCTGGTTCATCCAAAACAGTTGTCCTCCAGATAGGTGCGTTTCTGCTTGAGCGATTGCGTTGAGATCCTCGCAGTAATTTGGTGGATCATTATGCTCTAACCCGGATGGAGACAACCATATCTCCCAGCAAAAACCTGCTGGTTTTTCTGTCAGCAACCGCGAGGTGTAGTTTCCCCAACCTATGAGTTTCCATCCTATAAACTTCGCAATCACCGCATTGATGTCCTCGTCGCTCATTCCGATTCCTCCCATTTGCATAGCGTCCTAAAAAAAGTGCGGTTGCGTGAATATTTATAGCGAGCGTAAACGCAAATAACGCAAATGTTCTCTTTTGCTTTTCTGTCAATATAAAAAGGAGATACCCACAATCTCGAATAGTACCCCATCTCCTCGTCCTGCTTTTCCAATATTTTCCACCGACACACCTCCGCAATCGCCTTGTTGATTTCCTCGTCAGACATTGAAAACCTCCCGTCCTTCGGCCAACTCAAGGTCCATAATGCCATTTAAAGCGTCCCTAACGCCCGATACGACGTACCCAGTGCTTTCCCGGTTGATTGATGCATTTTTGAGCTTCAAAGCAGCCTCGCGCCATTTGTCGCGTTCCTCGACCAACCGCAGCGCAGCAGCGATGAGTCCCTCCCATTTCCTTGGCTTAATCGCAGCACATAGGTCTCTGCTTTTCTCGTTGTACTCAGCGACTTGCTTTTCAGCGTTTGCAAGCCTCTCCCGCAGCACGTCGACCATCCCCTCGCCACTGGCTCGATCCAGCATTTTATTCGCGTAAGCCCACGCATTCCGGGCGATTTTTTCTTCGTCGGCACTGAACATCTCCGGATCTGAGATCAGAGCCTGCATCGCTAACCCGGCATACCAATCTTTCAGAGTGATTCCCTGAACCTGATTTAATTTTAGTTCATACATATTTGTTAATGTTTGCTTGAATGCCTGAATCCCCCCTTGGTGGGCTCCGGAGAGAAATGTGGTCGCTTGCTCAGTGCTAAGATTCTTGACTGCTTCGTATATTTCTTCCGTCGTCACTTCGACCTCCCGTCGTAAACGGTCACAGCAATCGCAAGCGCAGCCCACAGGTGGCTTTTGATTCCGTACATCTTGCCCGGGTTCTTCTTCGTTCCAACGGCTCCAAAGCGATCAATCAACGCCTGCCGGATGTTTGCGTCCTTGGCTTTTGGAGAATGACAGAGATGCAGCTTAACATCCTTGCGATACACAAGCTCCGCATCTCCGATAGCCTCTATGAACCTTCCGATCCACACACAGGTCTCAAAAACCTCGCGACCAACCGCCATACCGTAGCTGGCAATCATCTCGATTGCAAAGTGGTGCAGGTCAGGGTCGATGACGCTTAAAACCTCTTTCAATTCCTCATTCTTGAAGTGACCGCACTCAACTACATCAACACCGTCCCAGACGACGTATGCGGATTCTGTTGGTCCGGGGTCAATGGCACACACCCGCTTCACGCTTCCTCCTTAACGAAGCAGCCATTCGGAAGCAGTGTTCCTTTGCGATCCTTGATTTGATCCCAAGCACCGGATAGGCACTCGTTCAGCGACGTATTTTCCAACGCGCAGAAGTTGATGAGACAGACGATGACGTCCCCAACAGCATCCAGCATCTCCGGCCTTTGCCGTTTATTGATGGCATCGGCCAATTCGCCCATCTCGCTAACCGCTTTCAGAAACTGAGCTTCTGAAGTCGCATTCGGAATGATCTTCCGGGCTTCAGCCCATCCGATCACAAGTTTCTCCAATTCATCCAATGTGTTTGTATTCATTTTGTTTTGTGTGTTGTTTGTGTTCATCAGTCTTCAGAATCTAATTCTTGGTTGTACGCTAGAATATAGTACTTTCGCACGTCTCCAGAGTAGCCGTGTTGGTCAGCGTGCCATTCAGCTCCACGAGATCCTCCCGGGCTTAGCTTTGCTCTCTGCGAGTCGAGTATTGCTTGGTCCTCCGCTGAGTTGCACTGCCTCTCCAACTCATCCGCAGCCTTGTCTGCATCCCACTGCTCGCAGGACTTGCAGATACCGCAATCCCCGTACTCGCAACACTCAGCCTGCGGTCTGTCAACATCTGCGAATCCATCGAAATAATAAAGCGGTAGGTATCTCATATGTCTGTGTGTGTATCTGTTTCCTGAATCTCATCAAATGTACGCATCTCCTCCTCAAACTCAAGTTGATTCAATCTGCGAATGCGCCCGATTGCACGATTCATCTCATGCATCTTGTGACTGGATCGGATCACATCCCTGAAACTGTATTCAATGCCGCGCCCCCGAAGCCAACGCGAGCAGGCTTCCGAAACGATATAACTGTTACGCAAAAGTTTTGGGTCTTGTTCGTACATAATCAGCCTCGGATTGTTACGATTTCGCTGAACTCAGCGAGACGCCGGGTCAGTGCGCTGCCTCGGTCGTCTGAAAGCATATCCCGCAACTGCTGACCCGATGCGTTGCTCGTCCAAATTATTGGCAACCCACGCTCGGACCTCTCGTCAACTATGTCGAACAGCATTTCCTCCGCAGTCGGTGTCAAACGCCCCTTGCCGATGTCGTCGAGAATCAGGAGTTTTGATTTGTAAGCAGCATTGATCGCTTGTTTTGCCGCATCCTTCTCTTTCGGATCGTCGCTGTACTTCTCAGCCGCCATCCGGGTTAGCTTTGTCGCCTTCAAAAAGCACAGCGAACGGATCTCCGGCCAAACCCTTCTCGCGATAAACGCCGCTGCGCGTGTTTTGCCTGCCCCGGAGGCTCCTATCAAGCCCAAGCCCTTCGGACCAAAATGCCAGCCTTCTACGGCTTTCTGGAGGGCTTCTGGCAACCTACTCATGTTGGTATCCCTGAAGAGCGGAGGGATCTTCGACCAAAACCCATCCCACAGCTCGCGTTCTTCTCTTTCTGCCTGAGTCTCCCGCGCCTCCTGAGACCGGGCCTCCGCGCAAAACCCACACACTCCAGCCGAAAGAATCTCGACTCCTGAAATTTCGATGCTTTTTGCATCGAACACAATTCCACAGTCTAAACATACTGCGCTCCTAGTCCTCAGTGGCTGATCACCAGTCGGTTGCATATGGGCTCGGTTCATTTGTGTGTTTTGATGTTTGTGTTTGGTTTTGGGTGAAAAGTCCGCGCCACCCGTTTGCGATTGAAGCCTTGATTGCAGCTATCGCTGCCTCCTCGCCGACTTCAGCGAGTCGTGCGAGTTGAGCGTGCATCGTCTGAGATTGCAACGGCCTTTTCATCTCGGTCCGATACGCAATCCACTTACTCCATTCAATCCGAAAAACATCAGACTTCAGAGATTCAGGAAAAACAAGATCAGGCGCGGCATCGCGCCGCCTCTTTGTCTTAGTCTTGGTTATTGGTATTGGTTCTTGGTTATTGGTATTGGTTGGTTGCTCCTGAGTTGAGCTTGAAGGAAGCGAACGCTCAGCGTCCGATGAACTCGGAATGAACGGACGTTCGTTTTGAGTTGATCCAGCCTTGAGCGAACGGGCAGCTCCGCTCAAACGTCCGGCCCGGGAGGCTTTCTCGCATCGGTCCCGGTACGTCTGTATTTCCTCGTCTGCACGCTTTTGGGTGTATCCACATTCGGATGCCACAAAGAACTCTTCTAGGACCATCCTGAGCGCATCACGCTCCTCTTGCGAGCGAGCGCAGATCCGACGAGCCAATGCCGGGAGGTCGGATGTCAGCGGCTGTTCCGACTCGTAATACAGGTCGAGAAGCTCGCGATAAACTCCACGCTCAAGGATGGAAAGGTGCCTCGTCGCAGAATTGAAATCACCGATGTGGTGAGAGTAGTAATTCATGTTTTGATTTATATGGTTTCAACTTTTTCATCCGCGAGGCTCCTTTTTGTGCGAAACATCCCGGCGAGCAATGGATCTCTTTCCATCAGCAGTCGCGAATAAAACGCACGGTAGTTGTCTGACAGTTTGAATCCGTCGTCACTGTCAGTCTGCAACATTGTGTGCCAACGAAGCACCTCAAACAATAGGCTGATTCCGATTTGTTTGTCGCCTCTCGCTGATCGATACTGAGTGGCGAGCCTATGCAACTCATCGTAAACGTGCGGGTTCTCAGCATGAAATTTTTCAAACCTCTCGCGCAGCCTGTTTGGCTTGCGGACAACCGGGGGAGCAAAGTCGAACTCTGGATGTTCTGTCATGTATGTGTGTGTTGTGAAATGGAATGAAAAGCCCTCCCCCCGGTTTCCCAGAGAGAGGGCGTTTACGATCAGATCAGAACGGAATGTCGTCGTCCGATTCGTTTTTGGTCCGATACGGACGCTGTGGCTGCGGCTTCGGAGCTGGGACAGACTTCTGTTCCTGAGCTTCGTCCTCATCTGTGGACTCGATGATCTCTTTAATCCGAGGTCCGAACTGAGCGAACAATTTGTCCAACTCGTCCTGCGACGCTGCAACGGCTTTAGATCCGACTGGGTTCAGGTAGCGGACGTTGTAGTACTTGTCGTCTTTTTCGACAACTGCAAGCACTTCCATACCGACGAATTTGTCAAACTCTGCAACGGCAGGGCTACCGTTCCACCCGAAACACTCGCGCAGCGTTTTCGTCGTGCGCTCAAATGTCTTGTCGGTGAGGAATGCAGAGTGCCTGCACGTTGATCCGTTTTCGTGCGAATCGTCCACAACAACCAAGGGAATTTGGATGTATAGAGATCCGTTCTTCGTTTTTGCAATCCACTCGTCAGGACGTGTTACCTGACAGATGAATTTACCTTCTGATTTGATTTGTCCCATATGTTTTACTTCTTGCGCACCATCGAAGGTGCAGTTGTTTTTGTCTGAATGATGTCGCCCAATACTTGAGCGAGCTTTTCTTTTGCCGCTTTGCCTTTGAGCTTGAGTGCCTCGGCAAGCGACTCCTCCAGCCTTGCAACAGACAGTGTGCAGGATGAAACAAACGAATCAACAGGCAATCCTGTAACGTCGTCGCACAGCAGTTCAAACGCATCCTGAATGCGCTCGATGCTGCGCGTTGTATTCCCGGGCTTAAGTTTGCGACCCGGGATCTCTTCTCCAGCAAGCAACCTGCGCTTCGCTTCAGACTTCGCAGCGTCAATGACGTCCTCAGCGATTTCGCATCGATCTAGGAATTCGCCCAACTTCTCAGACGACATACTCTGGAGCATCAGCACCTCAACAGTTGCCAGTTGAGTTGTTTCTGCCTGCGCCTCCGGGCAAACCGATTTCGCTTTGCAATATCGGCACGCGTCAGCGGAAGGAATCCGCTTTGCCCCCGGCTCTTTCGCAGCCGCGATTATCCGAGCGATTTCGTCCTCTGCGTCCTGAAGATCGAACCTATCAAACGCAGCTACAGTCGTCTCCGCAGCGAGAGGCTGCACCAGCGCAACGTGGATCGTCGCAAGCTTCGGGAATTTGCGAGCCACAAGGACCGCATATGCCCGGAGCTGCATTGACGATAGCGCACTTCCCTGAGCAATCCGACCGGATTTCCAATCTGTCACCAGAGCGACATTCCCCCAGATCTCAATCCTGTCGATTTGGCCGGACCACTCGTCCCCGTACCAGAGTCGCTCTTCGGCAACAATTACGTCAGGAGTATTTCCAGCAAACCCGATGCGTTCGACGACTGAATGATGCTCCTTCCAGCAGCTATCTCTCAATTCAAGTTGATCGACCGGGTATTTGTCCTCTGATACCTGCCCAGCCATCAGAGCGTGGAAGTCAGTTCCGATCTGTGCGTCCCGTGAAGTTTCCTCCGGCAATCCCAATTCGGCCTGATATTTACCGGGACAGAGCGAGTACGTCGGGAACGCAGACCCGCTCATTTTTCCTTTGCGCTCGTCGCTCATTCCGCACCTCCCTGCTGAACCCAAGCGGCGATGGTCGGGAATCCGGACTCAACCCGGGCAATGATTTTTTCGCTGAATTCCCAGAGCGTCTTTTCCGACTTCAAAAGCCCTTTGAATTCAAGAAACGACAGGATGTCGTCCTCTGTGATCCCGGCTGCGGAGCATAGCGCAGCGATCCGGGTTTTCTCGGTTTGCTTCGGAGCCGGAGCCGGAGCCGGAGCCGGAGCAGCAGTAGCCTCTTCAACCTCTACAGGCTCAGCCTCGACAACCGGGCGTTTGGCAAACGCTGGTTTTTTTGCCGCAGGAGCCGTGTCGAACTGCTCCACTTCCTCCGGCGTGTACAGACCGCATACCACAGGCGCGTAGCAAAGCCGCACACCCTCGGAGATAACCCGGGCAGACAATAGGTGCCGTGGATATTTCTTCCACGCTTCGCCAGACGCAAGTCCGGCACGCTTAGCGTCCTCCAACGTCCAGCGGATCTCTACGTCTCCTCCCTGCGGATGGCTGAACGTCGCTGACACAGAAGTGTCTGTCCGTTCGCCCCATCGGACGCTCCCTCCAGCCTGCTGGAACCGGGCGAGGATCGCATCGGCTCGGAGGCTTGGGCGACCCTTGATGATGTGATACTCTTTGGCTGCGGAAGCCGGGTGCCTTCCCTCAGACTGCGCTATTAGAAAAAGCGCGATGGCTTGCTCTGGCGTGTTAACGCCAAACAGCTTTGAATCCGCTACCGCTTGCGCGGCCCGGGACAATTCGTCGAATGACTGCAATGCTAGTTGGTTGCTCATATGTTGGTGTGTTGGTTTTGTCAGAATTTGATGTAAAGGCCGTTGCAGCCTTTTTTCTTTTTGAACGACCTCCCTTCAGGAAGCGTGATTTTGTAGAAGGCACCTCCGTCATCCACGACGGTGCATCCGCTCGCTGAGCGATTTGTTGCGCGAGGACGGCTGCGAGTGCCGTTCCACTCCAGCCACTCTACGCGCACGTTCTGGTGCGTTTTAGAGGCCTTAGCAGGCTTGCTGGCGAGCTTGGCAAGCTCCTCTTTTCCTTCCTCGCTTTCGGCGTACTCTGCGACCTCTTGTAGGTCGTAGTAGTCGGTGCAATTGTACCAACCGCTGGTGTGATGCCATTCGGAAGTTCCAACCGAACGCACGAACTCAACCGGGAGGCGCAGCTTCCTAGCTACCACCGACGCCGGGAACCGTCCGGCTGATTCTGCTGCGACTGCGCGATTGCTTTTGCTGTATCCTGAATATCCGCTCACAGGACACCTCCTTCCACCTGATCTAGGAGCGCGGAAGGAACTGGCTTCCCAGTGTCCTCCCAGCGAATCCAAGCCTTGTATTTGTGTCCACGCGCCGACTGAAGACTGCGACCCCATCCGCCCCAAGTGATTCGTGCATCCCTTCCTCCAATTTTAACCTGAATTCCGATCCACCCAAACTGCAATGATCGCACTCGCGAGTGGATGTATGTTTGTCCGTACTTTCTGGTCTGCGCGACGTAATTGACTAGGTTTTTCATATGTTTGTATGTGTTGTTTTTGCCGGGGACTGCCCCCTGCCCTATGCCCCCCGGTTGGCCGGGAGGCAACGGGCAAGGTTGGCTACGCCAGCGTCGCTGCCAAGTGACGCAGCTTTTCAGCCGCTTCCTTGCGGCAAGCCCGTGCTACAGACTCAATCTGTTCCGCTTTGCGATTTGCGGAGGCGACAATCTTGCCAGCCTCCTCCCGCGCCTCTTTGATTAACTCCTCCCGCCTGAGCGAGGTCTCATTCAGGCTGATGGTCGGGAAAATGTCCGACCGGATCAGAGCTTCAACCTCTGCCCTGATCTCTGCGAGCCACGGTCCTAGGTAGGAATCACGTCCCACCTTAAGAATTGCTTCATCCAACACTGCGAGTTCAGCGGATTTATTCATGCGATGAATGTATTCAGTAATTGCTTAGGTTGGCAACGCCTTTTTTCCGGTTTCTTGAATCGGCTGCGAATCCACTACAGGAGCCGATTCGGAGGCAATTCCCTTCCTTGGTCGCCCTCCTTTTTTTCCGTTTTGACGGACTGCCGCCGCTTTCTTTTCGGAAGTTTTAAGACCTCCGATTCGACCCACCTTTGTCAGGTGTTTGACGAACTTTTTTGAGTTTTTCTTCATCTGTATGTGTGTGTGTTTTTGACCAATCGATCTGGTCGTAATTTTCTCGAAACTTCCTGCGGTCAACCGGGCGAGGCACGTCGCCTTTGCCAGCTCCGGTGCGGATAAACTCCTTGCCGAAATCAGCCTTCATTGCCGCATTCATCGGAAGCGGTGATTGGTGCTTCTGCTTTCTCTGAAGAGTCTCGTTTCAGCAACTGCTCCAGAAGTGTCGCTGCAACCATAAGCCGAAACGCAAACAG